GATGCGTAGTCCCTAGATGTATAATCTACTTGCGGTATGTACTCTGTCATGCGATTACCTCAGTTGTTTCTCCAGCTGGTGAAAGGGACTCTGTATCAATTTTAACAGAGTCTACGTCCCCAGATGGCAGTTTATATGTAATAGTTATTGATAAAGTTCCTGTCGTTGAGTCATATCCAACAACAATATCGATTAAGCTAAGGCTAGGAAGCCAGGATCCAAACATTTGCTCAATAGCGTATTTAGCATCTTGGACAGCTACTTCAGATGTTTCAAATAATAAATTGTTTAAACTGGCCCCGTAATCGTAATACCAAACGCGCTCGTTAGTAGCCGTTGAAAGCAAAGACACAATTCTGTTTTTCCAGACCTTTGGGTCCGTGTCTAATATGGTAGACACTCGTCCATTGCCAAAAGAGAACGGAAGATCAATTGTTCTGGTTATTAATTGTTTTGATATAGATGCCATTAGAACGCTCCTAGCCATAGTGGGAAATTAGGGTCTCCACCCTCAAACATTACCCAGCAACCATCCCCAGGAACTGGAAGAAAGCCACCAACAAGGGTCGCAGTTACTGTAAATGAAGGGGTTGCTGGGACTACTGCGTCTGCAGATTTAGCAAGTAATTGAATATTAGTGTCTGTTCCTCGCCACCAAAACTCTAGATAGTCACCCGCTTTAACTGTTAGTACATAGTTCCAAGCAATAATTTGAGGGTTAGCATTAGCGTCACCACTAATAGATATGCTGCCGTTGCTTCTTAAAACATTTTGAGCTGGCAGGCTTCCGTTTAGCTTAAGCCAAACATCTGCAGTATCATTACCTTTATTAGTTCTTTGCAACTGAGCCGAAAACTGAATGTCGTATGTTCCAGCATTAGCAAATGTAAGTTTTGAGTTGTCAACAACAGAAACCCTAAAAGCTTCTTCTTCTGTGTTAATGGTTATTACTTGAGGAGTATTAACTGCTGCAATGTCTTGAGTAGTTGAGTCACTAAAAGAGCCGTAAGGAGCTTTTTTATTTTCAGGCACTCCAACAATAGGCCAAGCCCAGCCAGTCGTAGCTGTTCCTAAAATCTGAGGTACTTGAAGTTTGATGCGACCTTTTTTAGCAGGGTCATCAGTAGCTACTACTACACCTCTATAGATTCCGTAAAATCTTTTATCGTGTGAGTTGCCCACGTATACGTCACTGTACATTACTTCCCCTTAGCTTTAAACTTGTAGGGAGTGGCATTAGATGTTCTAGCATCTTTAGCTCTATTAGTAACACTAGATAGGCCAACATTGCTTATTTTGCTACTTCCTTTGACTAACTGAGTATCATGGCGAAGAGCGACGTTTCGTTTACCTACCGTGATTTGACGAATCCTTGCAGCACTAGGTTTTGTGACGTCATGCTTTGTAAACGCTCTAACCGTTCCCAACGAATCAGCGCCGACGTCTAATGTAGTTGTGTATTGGAATACGTTAGGGGATGTTTCTACAACGTGATGTATAGCTGATAGCACAATCCAGTAACCAGAGTAGTCTGGGCCTAAACCTTCTAAGTAGATAGGTTTATCTGGGTTTACTGTAGGTGCTCCTAGAACTTTAATGCGAGCTCGGTATGGGAATCTGTTTCTTTCATCAGCAGCTTTAGCTTCGTAATATGCTATAGAACTACCTGGAGCTACAACATCTGTTGCGTAACTGTCAAATAACTCAATCTCTTTTTTGACTTTAATAGTTGTTGGTCTAAGTTGATTAGTAGCTATAGCTTCGGTAATAGCTTGGGGATCAACGCCACCAACTTGAATAGCAGACTTATAGCTATCTAAGTATTTGTAGCTCTCACTCATTAGCAGATCAAATGAGTACAGCGTAGAGCCCTGCGGATCATTAGCGTTACGCATAACAAAGCGGTTAGCGCTCTTTTTGTATTTATTAAAATCTGTAACAAAGTTTTTAAAGTGTATGGCTGTATTTTCTATCCTAAGAGTGTAGCCACACTGTTTAGCAAGTCTTGTCATTAACTGAAGGTCAGTGCTTCCAGGTTGAGTAATCTGCTCGTAGACTCTTGGATGGTCATCTATCTCTGTAGAGAAACTATGCTCAGCTGCTATCTTACGAATAACATCAGACGCTGTGACGTTCTGGAATACTCGTTGGTTAGCTTGTTTTAGTTGGTATGATGCGCCAATAATTGTCATGTCTGTAAACCGACCACCAGGAGTTATATGTGGACGGATATCGTGGACATAGCCATGAAACTTTCTAGAACTGTCAGTACCACGTAGTTCGCAAATTACAGGGTTGCCTGGTTTAATATTACTATATTGAATATCCCAGTCCCTGAATTGTACGTTGATCATCTCGTGGGCATAGCGCTCTTGCGTAACAGTAACTGACGTGATACGCTTTGGAGGGTTAGTGCCCAACGGAAAATCAATAGCTACGTAATTAAGCATGAGGAATACGCAACCCCGTATTGACTGGAATGTTTAAATAGTCTGTTACTTCAGGATTATATTCAGCAATAGTCCACCAAAGACTTGGGTTACGCAAGTACGTTTGAGCAAGGCCTTGTAAAGTCTCACCTGTTTGGTAGTAATGAATAAAGAACTTAGCATCTTGTAGCTCGTCAAAGCTGTACACAACCACAGGTAAAGACGGACCGTACTGTTCTTTTTTAAAGTAATCAACAGTAGCTTCCTCATAACGAGAGCCAGAATTAATAGTCATTATTTTGTCGCCAATCCAGCCGTAGCCATTAAGTTGAATTGAATAGACACGTCAGTAGTTACTGGGATCATACCTTTGCTAAAAGATGTGTGGTTAACGCTTAATGTATTAACGTATCCAATATAACTTAAAGGACCAAGGTCAATACGTAGTAGAGTAGGACTCAAAAAACCGATGTCTGCGCTCTTACGCCCCGTGGCTTGGTTGACCCAACCTGGGCCGTTAATAGCAGTATACAAATACTCTAAGTCAGCAATAGTGCCTAGCTGCTGCAAGGCTTTGATTTTTTCTTCAAACGTGGTGTTAAAGCCTTTATCAAAGCTGTGTTGTGGAGTGTAGAAAGTATTATTTGCGTAAAGCTTTGCTAACTGGTCGTAACCAACGCCAGCGCCAGTGCCTTTAGGAATAGACTTGATACACGCAAAGTCGTTAGTTCTATCGATCCTTATAGTAAAAGTTAAATACTCACCACTAGGAAACGCTCCAGCAACATCTACAAACTTGTCAGCAAAAGACGGAGTAATAGACATGTTCATAGCTACTGAAGTATTAATTTCAGTAGGATTCCACAAGAATTGAAATCCGTAACGTGGGTCCCGAGACTTACTTCCATCATTGTATTGAGTGCTTGTAATATAATCACTGTCAACACGGGCATACCAGTAGATGCGCCCGCGGCGATACCTATGCTGAGAGCCAATAGCATGTGCAGTCGAGTTAACTACTTCAGGTGCCATACGAGATGGTTCTACAGGCATACTCCATTTATGAGGAGGCAGATTCCATTGATACCCTGCTAAACCTAACCCACTCTTAGGACCTTGAGGGTATGACCCACTTTGCGCTAAAGCGCCAGGTACACTAGCCATATTATGACCTCGCTGTCATGGCTTGCCCAATAGCTAAGCCGTAGGAATAGGGGTCTTGCCCTGGAGGAGCAGCCACGTTAACTGTAATTGCACCTGTATAAATTTGACCAGGATTAGAGGCTGACGCCATATTAGTAGGTGAGCCATAAAAGTCATTATTGCCGTATCTTGAACCTATCATATTTTCAGTTTTAACTCCTGCTGGGACATTTGCTCCTTGGTACGCAGCATAAAGACCAGCCGATCCAATTATGGCTTTTCCAATAATGCCTGAATTGGCAAATCCCGTTTCTCCCCCCTCAAAAATAGTCTGCATAGTTTGTTGACCAGCCCCGCCTCGAGCCCCCGCATACAAATCTAATTTTGTAGACAAATTTATAGCTTTGGTGATTGCTCCTGACACGTCGTTTCCAAAAACTTTTCCAGCAGTAAGCTTTGAGTAAAATTTTCCCAAGGAATTATTTGCAGCAACAGTTGCGTTAGTCGTAGGATTTGTGTATTTTTGAATTAAACCTAACTCAGATGCGTTTCTAGAACTCATAGACCTAATAGATTCGGTCAAACCACCGCTTTCAATTAAGTTAGACTTTTGCCCAGACGTTCTTAAGTTCTCGCCACTTTTTACTCTTTGTACTAAGCCAGCAATAACTACATTTTTTAAGTTAGCGTCTCCGCCAAGATATTGGTTAAGCATGCTGTCTAAAGCGTTTCCAGGTAGAAGGGACTCAGCCATATCCTCTACAGTAATATTTCCACCTCTAGCAAGAAGTTTATATATCTGTTCAATGATTGCAGGAAGGTCGTTCATCCCAGTGCCTTTAGAGTTACGAACTTGAACGCCAAGCATTTTAAGCATGTTAACATTTTGAGCTTGATTAAGGGAACCCATGGCTTGCATACCACCTTGGATACCTATCCCAGGAGCAAGGTTAGACGCTAATGCCGCTCCGCCAAGTATGCCAGAGAATCCAGTTTTTGCACCTGGAGCTCCCATTCCATAGTTTTTAAGGCTAGGCAAAAATCCCATTTGAATACCATTATTAATTGCGGATTGAGCATCTGAAGGAGTTAGGGATGTGCCCAGGTTAGTTAAGTCTCGTACTTGTCTATAAGCAGACTGACCGCTCTTAAATTTCCAACTTTTAGTTTTGTCATCATAATAGCTGTCCCCCATGTCTGGAATTG